CCTAGCGTCGGCGGCGGATTCATCGGTGGGACGGATATGATTATCTATTAGTAGCCAACGTATGGTGGTATGGTGTCGTAGCGGACTTGAAAGCAAGAACCTATCAAACTATACGGAGGTAAATAGAAAGTAATAAACTTTGAATTAAACACTAACTCCGCTATGCACTATACCACGTGTTGTGTGTAGTACGGGTTAATAAACGAAAACTTTAAATTATGAAATTAGATTTGATTACAAACAAAGCAGAAAAAACAACTACACGAAATGAGAATGATGAGTTCTATACGCCAAACTATGCGATAGAGCCTTTGTTAAAATATTTAAAACCTAATAGCTATGTATGGTGTCCTTTTGATTTGGCAGAAAGCAACTTTGTAAAGCTATTGGTTGCAAATGGGCATAAGGTTTTAAATACACACATCGAAAATGGTTTTGACTTCTTTGACTATGAACCACCAAGTGATATTGATTACATTATAAGTAATCCGCCCTACTCACTCAAATATGAAGTATTTAGCAAACTTTTTGAAATAGGTAAACCATTTGCAATGCTTGTTGGTGTAGTGGGATTGTTTGAAAGCCAAAAGAGGTTTAAAATGTTTGCGGACAATGATTTTGAGATAATGTATTTTGACAAGCGAATAAGTTACTTTAAGGATTACGCAGACGTAAAACCGAAACTTAACCCACCGTTTTCGAGTGTATTTTTAACAAAGGATATGTTACCTAAACAAGTTGTTTTTGAGGTGGTAACGAAAAAGTAGTATTACACACAACACCCAGCTACCCGCAGGACGCCACCAGGCGGCTTGTCGGGTAGCGACTGTTGGCGGTAGTTTTAGAGTGGAGAACGTGTCTAAAAATCAATAGTAATGGACGACAGCAATGCAGCAAGCTTAATTGATATTAAAAATGACTACCATCAGCAAGCGCAAGGATCTTTTTTGTGCTGGTGGCTTCATCATGCAGAATTCGGCTTTCATGTTGAAGGCAATGGATACATCGGCGTTTTCCTTTCCAACTACGGTAATGCGGAACTCCGTATTGACAATGCACGACACGAAACTATTTTCTGGGATGAAGTAAGTAAATGGGAAGGCCTTACAGCTGATCTTTGTATTCGTATCTTTCATAATAAAGTTGAAACGATTGAACGGGAAAAACACGGTGTTCATTCAGCTCAGCTAATATTGAATCTCTAGCATCTGCAACTATCCACTTCCCTCTCTCGTACACCAATTCATTCACTTTTCAAAACCGTAACAGCAGATGAAAATTACCATCAACCCCACCAGCTCCGAACAGCTGGGCCAGTGGCGCGCCAAACTTGACCAGGCCCGCGCCGACTACATGACCCAGACCCGCAACGGCATCACCTCCATTATCCTTGACGACCAGGTCGCGCACCAGGTGCTCGGACTGGAGCAGAAGCGCAAGGTCAAGCTGCGCTGGTATCATTACATCCTGATCTTCGTCGGCTTCTTCTTCGCTATGGTGATCATCCTGCCGAATATTGATCCACCGCCAGTGCCGCCCAAGGATCGCCACGAGATGACACGCGAGGAGCTGCAAGCCCACTACGAGGAGCGCTTCGGTACGAGTTCGGAATGGTTGTCGTCCTATATGTCGCACGTCCGCAACAACTACCCCACCTACCCGCGCACCTTCCGCTTCGAAGGCTACCGCATCATCCCTATCGATGCCGACAGCATGACCTACGTGTTCATCTGGAGTGCACGCAGTAAGAACTGTATAGCCACTTACTTCCGGCCCGCGTAGCTTCCGAGTTACGCGGGCTTTTCTTTTCTGTAGGTAAGGATCATGGCACATCCGGTCTGGGAAAAAAGCCTGTGCCGCTCCCCAGGCTCAAAAAGGAAAGACTCAAAGGGATGGTGGCGCCCATCATTTACAAGTGTCTCGCCCCATAGCACCGTGCCGCGCTCCCAGCAATCGTGTTCGTGGGTTAAGAGGTAGGCGCCTGGCTCCATGCGCGCAAAGATCAGGATCACGCCAGGCAAGTTATCAGCAATACGGTGCATCACGATACCAGAAGCTGGTGAGAATGGCATCCCCACCTTTATGCTATCCAGTGCATCCCAGGTCACGACACCACCGTAATGGCCGATGCGGGCCATATCCGACAGGCGGGCGCGTGTCTTTTTCAGCTCCTCAATTATCTCGTCTGCTTCTTCGTTCAGGCGGCGTGCATCATTCTTCATGGTCGGTCATTGAGTTTCTGTAACTGCGCTTCGGCATCTTGCAGCCGGCTACGCAATTTCTCGTTTTCATCGAGAAGGCGTCTGTTCTTCAGCTGCTCATCCAGCAGCTGAAGCTCCAATTCTCGAATACGCGAGGCGTGATCACTTAGCTCGGCGTTCATCTTGCTGATTTCCTCCCTGATAACCTCGTTCTTCTTAATGAACGTTTGTATTTCCGTCAGTTCATTGCGGGTGCGCAGCCAGCGCAGCAGCACGACGGGACTCACAATGATGGAGGCCAGTCCTATCAACAGACCAATGATCTTCCAGCTATTATCCAGTAGTAGTTGCCAGTACATGGGAAAGTGTGTTGGGTTAGTCGTCCGCCTCGACATCAAAGCAGAAGTCTGGGCCATCGCCCGCGCCGCCGGCATCAGGCCAGGTATCCCACTGGCTGGTTGGCGGCATATCGGTAAGTACGGTCTCGAAGGAGAGCGTATAGACCCGCAGGTCGGCGCGCGGCTCATTGAGGAAGAAGCGGTGGCTCAGCTTCGTGAAGTTTGTGCCCTCGAAGTTGTGCAGCGCCCACTTCACCGCATCCACGGTATCGAGGTGCGCGAGGCCCACGGCCCGGTAGTCATCTGCCGCGATGTTGCTGGTGCGCTCGAAGGTGCGAAATACCAGCCGCACATTGATGAGCACGACCGCCTGTTGCACGCCCTGGCTAAGGTCCTGGAAGGGGCTCTCACCGAAACTGATCAGCGCCGCCGGATAGCTCAGCGGCGGCAGGGGCTCCATCTCCAGTTGGCCCAGGTCCCAATCGATAAAGCGCAGAGCGGCCACCTGGTCATCCAGACGGTCCTGCAGGGCTACGAAAAGGCTCTTCATACTCATGCTAAAGTCTGTTTAAGCGGCGGTTGAGGTAATCGGCGCAGGCGGCCGGTCTTCACGAGCAGGCTGCGCGTAGCGTCCTGGTCCTTACGCGGTGGCCACGGCTTGCTGGTCTCCGTCCAGGCTTGGGCGCGGAAGTTCTCGTTATGGAAGCGGGCGGCCTCCACGGCGATGATATGGCGCGCCAGCTCACCCTCCAGCTGGGGGATCATGGCGCGCAGCTTTCTGAAGTACAGGGGCGGCCTCATAGTATCCTGATTTCATCGAGAAGCAGGGTGTCGCCCTCAGTATTGAAGAAGAGGTGGAAGACCTGCCCCAGCGCCTCCATGCGGAACATGCGCCGGGCCGTATCGGCTTCGCTGCCGGCGGCGTTCATGCGCGCCAGCACATCCGGGAAGACGGTAAGCAGGGCATTACGCAGGGCCTCCTGCCGGCTTTCCTGCCCCATCACCTGGAGCACACGGCCTGACGTGACCTGGTAGGCCTGCCCACCCTCTTCGATAGCCGCCCCCGTGTAAGCCGACGCGCGCCTGATCACGTCCGGACGCTCGATGCCGGCGCGCAGCGTTTCAGCGAGTTCCAGCAGACCGGCGAGCTGATCGGCGGGTAGCTGGAAGTACGGGTGGCTGTCGTGGATGAGCGCCCGCTTACGGTAGGGGTTCTGTCCGAATCCAGCCCGCACGGGTTGGGTGGGCCGTTCCTCCGTGCCCGCGTCAGTCTGGATCAGCGTACAGCGGCAGCGCCAGTCGAGCGGCGGTGTGTGGGTGTTCCAAAACGGATCGCCGACCGGATACACCGCGCCATCGAGGGCGGCGTGGGCCGGCCGCACGCGATCATCACCCACCGTGCTGAATTGCAGGTTGGGGTACAGATCTGCGCGATCCAGGAAGCCGCGCCAGGCGTCGGCCATGCTGGCGGCCGCTTCCAGGGTCAGTAGCTCCGATTCGAGGTACACGGTATGGTAGCGCTTGATGATGGCCCGGCTGATGCGATCGTACTCGGCGCGCGGCTTGCGGGCAGCGGTCAGCAGCTCCTCGATCAGCGCCTGCTGCTTCACTGCCGCGAAAGCGGATATGTTTCGCTTGATGCCTTGCTGAAGCTCAAAGTCGTCCCAGTCCAGTGATTCGCTCAGGGAGCGTGAGAAGCCTACCCGCGCAAACTTGCGCATCCGGCCGTAGTACTGCCGGTGCAGCTCCGGATTGATCTCAGTGAGGCCCTGGTAGACTTTTTTTTCGCCGCTTGCCCTGGGCGCTCAGCTGTGCAGGCATGGCTTCCTCTTCCTCTTCCTCGTCATCCATCTCCGAGTCCCCCTGTCTCCGAGGTCCCTCGTCTCCAGCTCCTCCGTCACCAGGTCCTCCAGTCTCATCACCGCCCTCCTCATCCTCGCGGATATCGCCGGGATCAGGGCGCGGAATACCATACCGCTCATACCAGTAGCTTTCGCCGATGGGTACCTGGGTAGCCACCTTCAGGTCCACGTCAATCCGCTGTGCCAGGCTGAGGCGCTCCTCTTCGTTGAATCGCCAGTGGCCGCCGGCTACATCATAGCCAAGGCGCTCCAGATAGGGCGCGAGTTTTTCGTTGAGCACGCGCAGCAGGTAGCGGCGGTCGCTGGCATTCAGGTCACCCTCACCCTCTGCATGAGTTTCGCTCTGGGCATAGCCGCTACTGCGCGCCTCCATGGTGGTCATGGTATTGCCCAGGATGGTGTAGGCGATCTCCTCGTTGCAGGCCTGGCGCAGGAAGCGGAATACATCAGATCCGTTACCGGTGGTGTTGCCGCTGAGAAACTTCAGGTCGGCATCGGTAGGGGCTACCACATAGCCGGCGGGGCCGGCGTTCTCCAGGGCGGTCTCCAGTACCTGTCGGCTCTGCTCGTTGTTGTAGCTGGCCCAGCGGAAAGGGATGCCGAAGATCTCGGCGAACTCGGCCCAGTCGCCAAAGTTGCCGCGCTTGTAAATCACGTACTGGGCGGCGGCCATGAGCAGGCCCAGATCTTCCGGCTCGCCTACCTCGATGATGTTGTCGGCGAAGGGCTTCTTGCGGTACTCGACACCCTGGGTGTCGTAGGCATTTTCAGTGACGATACCCCAGCGCGGCTTCACGTGACGGCGAGGGATCAGGATCGTTTCGCCTGGCAGCTCGTCGCCCGGCGCCGGCCAGAGCAGCTCTACCAGGGAATGGCCCCAGAACTTGGCGTTCATGATTTCAGTCAGCAGCTTCTCGAAGTAGGTTTTGTGGACCAAAGTGGTGACGTCCTCTACGACTGTTCCGTCAGCCTTCACGAATTGCAGTTCGCGGTTGGTGACCTGGTCGATGCGCTTGCGGATCACCGAGCGCAGGTAGCCATCGAGCAGCAGATCCTCAAACAGCTCAAAAAGTTGCGTACGCTGCTGGGCGTATCCTTCCGCCTGCTGGATGGCCGTGCGCCATTTCTGGATATCCTGGGTCTGGCGCTGGATGGGGCGCACGCTCACGTTGTTGATCAGGATCTTCTGATCACCGCCGCGCACCTTCTGCACGATACTCAGGAAATAGTCTTTGATGCTGTTCTTGGCCATGCTAGAAATAGTTGTTGCGCTTAGTGCCCGATCCCGAGCTGATATGCGTTTGTACCGTCGACGTGCGGCGCGGCAGGTCGGCGTAGTTCTCCATCTTCGCCACCATCTTCAGCCAGGCGCAGGCGCGGTCGTAGCGGGCCTTACGGTCGTCCAGGTCTTGACCGGCCTGGGTGGCGGCCACGATGGCCCACACAGCCATATCCACGCAATACTTCACCAGGAGCGGGTGCCGGTTGGCGCCGGCTTGCGCGAAGATGGTGTCCACGTCGTAGCTGTCGTAGAGGAAACCCTTACACTCGCTGACCGCCGCGCTGATCGCCTGGTCGACAATGGTATCGTCGCCACGGGTGATCTCCGCCAGCTCGTCGCTGAGGATGGAAAGGTACAGATCGGATTTAGCGATGAATGCCATTTAATACTTCTTTGAGCGCCGTTTACCGCCACGCCCGGTGGCTTCAAAAACGACCAGTTTATTTTGAATGATCCAGACCGCGCCCTCCACGGCATCTGGTCCGTCTACGTTGGCAGCCAGGGTGGGCTCTACCAGCTCGAACTGCTCCACCAGGCGCTGCATGTGAGGGTTGTCCTTCTCCTTCTCGTTGAAAATCAGAGAGCCCGCGCGGTGAATCGGTTCCAGCGTACCCTCGATGCGCGTGAACTTGTCTGGTTTCTTCCGCTCATCCGGCAACACGTAGAGCACCTTTCCGCGCTGCTCGCCCACCTTCTTCATAATCGGCAGGTACACCTGCTCGTAGAAGGGGTCCTGCAGGCCGTTGTTCTCCATGTAGTGGTATAGGACCGTGCGCTCACGCACGTGAGCGTCCATATCGTGGAACCACTCAATGAAGCGCGTATTGCCCTGGCGCTCCACGAAGGCCTTGATCACGTAAAAGTCAGTTCCGTGGCGGCCCACCAGCACCACGGCCTTGTCGCTGCCCTTTCGGTTCTCCGAGTTGCTGGGCGAAGGGTCGCCGTAGGCCACCAGAAACTTGAAGCGATCCGGGCGGGGCACCTTGCCCCAGCGCAGATCCTTGAAGACGGTACCCTCCGTGATCGGGTTGTTGAAATACTCCTTCTGCCCGGCGGCGTAACTGATCTTGCTCAGCATGTAGTTGACATCGTCCAGGCTGTAGCGTTCCTTCCAGGCGGGCTGTCCGTCCTTTGAAAGGATCTCGACTTTCTCGAAGTGGTCAGCCATGCGGCTGGCCTTGACGATGCAGCTCTCCTTGGAGATGATGTTACCGGCAAAGAGGAAGCGCTTTGAGCCCGAGATCGACATGGTCGGGAAGAGGGCTTCTTCCACCCACTTCCACTTGTCGTCGATCCGCTTCTGGTTGCGGGCTTCTTCATCCGTATCGATATCATCGATCAGGATCAGGTCGGGGCGCTTCTCCTCGTTGCGGGTACCGCGCGGGCTCTGCTTGGCACCGATGGAGCGGAAGGAGCAGCCGGCCACGGTGTGCCAGTTACCTTCCTCCCACTTGCGAAAGCCCTTCTGCTTGCCGAAGTCGTGGATGATGCGCTGGTTGTGCTCCAGGTTCAGAATTAGCGGCATGAGCAGCTCCTGGGCATTGGTCTCATTGTGGCTTACGAGCAGCATGTTGTACATGCGCTCAGTGAACATGAGGTAGGCCGGCAGCAGCAAGCCCATGAGGACCGACTTGGCGTGCTCCCTGGGCAGGGCGGCCACCAGGTAGATACTGTCGTTGCGGATCACCTTACGCGCGATGCGCAGGTGGAAATCGGCGAAGTCGCTTGAAACGTACTCGGGGAAATAGTATTTCGAGAAAGCCACGAAGTCCTTCTTCAGCCGCGCGATGCGCTGTTCCTTCTCCGCCTGGGTCTCGTTGTCGATAACCTTGAGCTTGCGGATGTTCGAAACGAACTGGTCCCATTTTTTCAGGCTCTCGCGTCCCTTCATGACATCACGTGCTTAATGTAGGAATCCTGCCACTCGACGATGCGCTGCGCCAGCTCCTGGTCGACCTTGCTGACGAACTGGATGAAGGGGATGAATACGTCGATGATGGTGTCGGCGCTGATCTCCTTCTGGAGGTTCGCGATAGATCGCGTGATCTGGGTCATCGCGTCGGCTTCGCTTTTATTCGCGAATCGCTTGCCTTCAGGCTTATCCATGATGTGATCATTCAGCTCCTTGAGCTGCATATACAGCCTTCGAAGCTGCTCATGGCGAGTGGTCAGCAGGGTCTCGGCCACCTGGTCCCACTGGTTATTCTGTCGCCACCTGGTGATGGTATTGGGGTGTACCCCAACACGCTTGGCGATCTCGCCCAGCGATATACCCTCGTTCTTCGTGTATAGGAGGTAAGCGTACTCCTGTTTCTCCTTGCTCGTCATGTCCCCAAAAGTAGCCCTATTCACTACGCCCTGGTGGATATACATGACGTTTCGACATATATACATGCCAGATAGTCAGGCTTTTTTGGAGTTATTGCGCGGCTAACTCCATATTGCAAGCGAAACAATCCGGTGATGCTGTTCGAGCATGAGACTGGTCGGGGCAGTATGCCGCCCGGCACCTGGACCAATCTGCGCATCGAGGGCAGCGACATCTTCGCTACACCTGCTTTTGATTCTGAGAACGATGAGTTTGCATCCCAGCTCGCTGGTAAGTACGAGCGTGGCATCGTGCGTTCGGCAAGCCTGGGGCTTCGGCCCTTGAAGGTAGTCGAAGATGGCATCGATGAGAACGGGAACTTACGCTTCTCGATTACGGAATGGGAGCTCATGGAGATCAGCCTCGTGAGCGTACCGAGCAACCAGAATGCCGTAGCCTTCTACGACGACGCCGACAAGCGGATTGATCTGAGTGCAGTGATGAAACTGGCAGCCGCATCGAAAGAACCCAAAATTGAAGTTCCGATGAAATTTCAACACATCCCTGGCCTGTTGGGCCTGAGTGCTGAGGCTACCGATGACCAGGTGGCCGCCAAGATCAATGAACTCAAGGCCGACGCCGGCAAGGTAGCGCAACTCAATG